ATGCTGATGGATGCAGGCGGTGAGAACCAAGTCGCATACGTAACAGACGAAGCGATGCAAGATATAGAGTTCCCACCGAAATCCGATATGCAAAGGCTTTTGGACCACCTTGAAACGTTTTCCGAAATCGCAAGCAAGAAATACGACCAGGGCCTAATCGAGTCGGACGGGCGTGTTTGGGTGACATCTGAAGATGTAATGCCTTATCGATCCTCATGAAAACTAAACTGCGAAAGCGCAGTCATTAGGATCGCGCTTTCACTTGTTCACTGACCAGATCCTTCGACCGACCTTTTACTAATTGCGATGCTCGTAGGTTTGGGCACTCACTGAGTACCCCTGAAATAGCAAGTCTTCCTCGGCGTGGATTCGCCTATCCGATGCACTCACCCATCGACAAGTAGCAACTCGAAATGGACAGTGGTGTCATCGTTGTTGTGACTCGCGATCCATCCACCATCTGCTTGGGTGCGATAATGGGTAAATGGTAGGATTTCTGAATCGGTGACGTATAGCGAGACGTCCATCGGTTCTGTTTTTGTCGTCATGGGAGTTTTCTCCTTCTTGTTTGTGGTGGCGCTTACCACCAGTTCTTACGCTCACAGTATTTCTTGCCGACGTGCTTCGCGTATGGGGCTTTCGGCTTCGGTGCAGCTTGCAGCGGTACTGGTTGCGGTTGCTGCTCGACTGGCACAAACACGGTCTTACCGTTGATGATGATTGGGTCGTAAGCGCTCAATCCGCACCTCCATTTAAGAGGTTAGTGATGCGACGCCTCAAATCGATTTCTGCTTGAAACTGCTTAAAGGGCGTCGGCTTGAGAATCCACGCTGGTGAATTACCACGCAGGGTGAAAATCAGTGTCCGCGTTGTATCAATTTTCGGTTTGATCGCCATCAAAGCACCTTCCCATTCTCATCGACAAATTCGATTGAGCCACAGCCACGGAGTTTGAAGCCGGTGCTGGAAAGCAGATCGATGAGTTTGACCAACTGGCGGGCTTGCGCCTCGCTGACGTCGTTTCGGTTGTTGATCTTGTCCTTGTAAAGTTCGGTGACGAATTCGTACCATGTCTGCGTGTTCTTCACGCTGCTCTTCGCGCTCGCGCTCGTGTGCATGATCGTGATATCAGCTTGCGCACCAGTCACGAAATGCACGAGTTCGCCAAGTAGCAAGCCGATCCAATTCTTGTGCGACTTGGAAATCGTCATGTACGCGGATGAAGCGTTCAGTTTCGGCTTGCGTGTGTAGGGGATACGCACGGTGGACTTGGCCTTTAGGTCCGCAATCGGATCTAGTGCCAGGGCGTCGGGGTGGGTCTTGATTACGGTCTGAACGACCTCGAAAATGTCTGAGAAAGTGTCTGTCGAAATGCTCATGGGGTTTTTGCCTCCTTATTATTTTTAGCTTTTAATCCAGTTGCGGAAGCGCTGGATGAGATATGCGATGTGCGCAGCCTCCGTGCCATTGCATCGTGTCTCATGCGTTTCGCCTAGTTGGACCTTTGCGCGAATTCGCTCCCACCGCGCTTTCTGGCTGGCTGAGATTTTCGCCTTTGTCTCTTCGCTGATCGATCCGCCTTTATTTGCCATAGCGGTTCTCCTCAGCGGTTGTTCGGAAATGATCAATCGCCGCTCCCAGGTCGGCGTAGAGAGCATCGATGGCGTCGTTGATACGTTGACGAGCCGTTTCCTCTGCAATCGCCTTCTCAAACGGTGTCGGACCATTCTCCAAACGAGCGCGCGCAGTTTCTCCAAGTATCTGTGCGCATTTGTTATTCCATTCATCGCCGCAATTCAGTTTTACCATTGGGATTTGCTCCTTCTTCTTGTTGTCTAACGTAGTATTTATGCCTGGACGCTCAGGTCAGCTTCAAATGCTGTCTCCGTTGATTTTCGCCCAACGATTACGCTGACCCTCCGCAATTGCTGCGCGATGTTCGTCGGATAAGACTTTGCCTCGTTGCGCTTCTCCGATACGTCGTTTGGTGTCATCGGAATGACGTTTACCACGACGGGCATTTCCGATTTTTCGCTTGGCTTCGTCGGTGTGTTGTCTGGACATTGTTGTTCCCTTTCTTTTGCGGCCTTCTTCTCTGCCAGGCTTGCCTTTACGGCTGCGCTGATCTTGGCCTTGTGTTCTTCTGATTTTTGACTGCCTTTCAGCGCGTTGCTGATGGCTTGTTTCGTTTCCTCGTCACGCGGCTTACCCGTCTTTGACGCGGACATTTTTGCTCTCGTCTTGACGGTCGCCTTCTTGCCGGTGCGAGCTTTGCGGATGAGGTCTTTGCTGTCGTCGGTGTGTTGATCACCAGGACCGAATTGCGTGGAGCGCTCACTGTCTTCGCGGTTCATGTAGGCGGCAGTTTCAATGCTCATCACACCAGTCTTGAACGCGCTACGGGACTTCCAGCCTAAGACGTAACCGAACTTGCCCTTCATCATCCGCTCGAAAGTCCCTTTGGTCATGGCAGCTTCCATGCGCTTGCGTCGGCTTGGAGTGACAAGCGTCATGAATTGCTCGAACGTTAGTTCGAATGACCGCTTATTCACGTGCTGATAAGTTGCTGCGTTTTGCCATTGAGCAAAAAGGGCAGCGTCAACGGCGTCTGCGACTTGCTGAGGATCGGATTGTTTTGTGATGCGGCGAATGACTTCAATGGCCGATGCTTTCGGCTTCTTCTCTGGATATTGCATGTTGTTCCTCGTTACGTTTTTATAAGCGCTCTCTCACTGCGCTTTCATCTAACTATTTATAAAATAACGAGAATATTGCTGTCATTATTAAAATGCATGGAAATGCCGTGACCGGTTGAGAGCAGTCACGGCTTATGTCGAGGAAGACATGGCGGGAGATTTATTCGCCGCTTTATTTATCGCTTCTGCGACAAGCTGCGATTTTTACTGGCGATGAGGTAGGTTGATAGGAGCCATATATCATAGAACAGGCATTACACTAATAGAGGTAGGATAATTAGATCCATATATATTATATATATATGGACCCACTTGTCCCACTTCCATCAGCGCAAAGCGCTGGCGGCTTCACGCATCGCTTCGCGTTTTTCGTTGGCACTCAAATCCGCTCATCTCTGCTACTCGCGGTCGCTGTCGCTCGTTCCCGTTTGGGGGACTCCACTTCGCTGCTGGCGGCATAGCCATTGGTTTTGGTCGCTCCGCTCCACTTCGTTACTGTGGTTTGGTCGCTCCGCTCCTGGGCTTTCCAATGGGTTTCAGTGAGTGCCGCTCTGGCGGGGCAGGGCGCGTTCCAACGGGCGTCCAAACCCTTCCCAATAAATACCGGCATGATTTCAAATGCCGCACAAAACATCATCAAGACCGCCGAAGGTCTGAAACTCACTGCATATCTGTGTCCCGCCAAAATCCCGACGATAGGGTGGGGCCACACGAAGACGGTAAAAGCTGCCGACGTTGGTAAGAAGACGATCACGCAGGCCGAAGCCCAGCGTTTGCTTGAGGCCGATGTGGCTGTTTTCGAGGCCGCTGTAGCGAGGCTGGTAAAGGTCAAGTTGACCGAGAACCAACGCGGTGCGCTCGTGTCATGGGTTTACAATCTTGGTGAAGGCAATCTCGCCAAGTCCACGCTTCTCACGCGCATCAACGCAAATGCTCCGCTCGCGGACATTGAACGTTCGTGGCTGCAATGGATCAACTCAGGCGGCAAGCCCTTGAAGGGTCTTCTGCTTCGCCGTCAGGCTGAAGTCGCCTTGTGGAAGCAGCCATGAGGAACCGTTTCGAAGCCAAGGTCGCGAAGTCGCTTGGACCCGAATTCGCTTATGAGGCGATGCGGCTCACATATACGGTCCAAAAGAAGTATCTGCCCGACTTCATCGATGTGGACGGCAAGAAGATCGTGGAAGCTAAGGGCCGCTTCACGGCAGAGGACAGAGCCAAGCACAAGGCGATTAAAGCGCAGCACCCGGATTGGGACGTGACCATCGTTTTCCAGAATGCGCAGAAGACGATCTCCAAGACCAGCAAGACGACTTACGCGGGCTGGTGCAATGCCAACGGCATCAAGTGGCTGCAAGCCTAAGCGCGCCTGGACAAGAGGCAAGAGTATGTCTTTTTTCCCTTGGCGAATCCTTCCTGACCATCTATATTCTGTGTAAGGCCGAGTTGGACACCTTCGTCGGCCCGTTGATATAACTCTTAGATATCAAGTGGGAACGCGCTGTTCTGGTGGCCGTTTCTTTTAACAGATAGCCAGATGAAGTGACTTGTTCTCGCTGCATGATGGCAGCACAGCCCGGCATCCCCATAGATAGATGGTGCCAGAACACCAGCGGGCTAAGAACCAGAAACGACATCTTCGAAACGTGACGAGGAAACCATGGACTCAGTCTATAGGTTACTCGCGTTCGGATCGGGGATGGTAGTTTCTGTAGAGCAGGCTCTCACGCTTGCTTTGCTTATCATCCTCTACGTCGTCGCGAGAACCATACTGGAAGCAGTACCGCCGCTAGTCGCCGCATATGCGATGCGTCAGACCAAGGCCAAGTATTACAATTACAAGGGTCTAACGATGCGGAAGGACGAACAAAAGGACCAACCGTGAAGGCTCTAAGTGGTCCTCAAGCGACGACGGTGGCGTGGTGCAGGGATAAGTGCCTCTGCAAAGCCAGCCGAACGAGCAGCGACAAAGGCTGATCACCTAAAGACTTCGCCTGTAGACACATTCAGGTAAAGTCGATTGGGAATGGTCATCCCGCCGCAGTACGTGAAATAGATGGGCTTGTTCTTATGGTTCATCGACTTCAAAAATCCACCGACCTCTTCAAAATCAGACACCTTACAAGTGCCGACCGAGACAAGCCGACGGGCGGCTGTCACGAATGCCTTCTCGTGTCTCTTGAAGTCATCTGATTGTGAAACGCTAAGTGCGATCTCATCTGCCAGCGCCATCGACGATACGAGGCAGCTGAAAGCAATCAAAGCAATAATGCGAACTGTCGCCATCAGTCAGGTAACCTTCTGCGCTTTATCCAGATGCTTTTTGATATTGAACGAGACTTCAGCGACCGTGCCGAGCGCGAAGCAGAATAGCAGCATGTACGCACCGCGATCAAAATGCTTTGCGCTGCTGACCCCGGCTGCGACTTGCTGCTGCATATCCATCTGCACATATTGGAAGCCAAGAGCAATTTGGCCCGCTGCGCCAATCAGGCCGAGTACTGCGATGACCATCGCGCATTTAGTAAAAAACATTTGTAGTCCCCCAGATCGATGCAATGTGTTTACGATGGAACACGTCTTACGTGAATGCCTAATCCGACTTCAATCCACGCTTTGCACTGGAAATGGATCAACAACAGTTACTTCAGTAAGGAAGCTCCCGGCGCCAGATAACGGATCAACACGGCTAGTACCGCGATGGCTTCGTCGCCCTTTGCAGCAAAGATTGCCAGAGACACCACGCACACGATCATGCGATCAGACAGTTCAAGTCTGAACCCTCGTCCCTTTGAGTAAATCCATTTCATCGGGGTGCCTCGATTTGTTGTCGGTGCGGCAGGTTCGCCTACGAACAGTTGTTCTGTACACCCCATGAATACAAGGCAAGCATACTATATATAGTATTAACAGTAACTTGTCGCCAGTTCCCACTCTGGCGTCCTAAGACGCCTCAAGCCGCTCGATCCCGTTAAATAGTGGAGCAGAACTCGCAGGATCGATGGGTTCATAACAGGCAGGCCCATTATGTTCGAAAGCTTCGCAGCGCTCCTTACCGCAATCGGTATCAATCCCGCCCATTTCTTCGCTGGCCTTGCCGGTGCAATCGTTCGGATCGCCATCCAGGGCAAGAAACTCACCTTGGACATTATGAGTGGCGCGTTTGCGGGATCGCTATGCGCGGTCTATTTGGCCCCGCTGGTCGCACGTTGGATGCACTTGGACCCCATCGACGCAGCGGCGAATGGTGGGCTTGCATTCGTGCTAGGGATGGTCGGGCTTTCGATTGCTGAGGGTCTAGTTCGGGCCGCGCAGCGATGGGCGCTCAATCCTAAAATTCCTCGCGTAGGTGTTCTCACAGATGCTCGCGATGCGCTGGATATGTCCGAGCCGAAGGACGAGAAATCCGACAAGGACGAATAAATACCTCACAAGAAACAGTGAGGAAGAGCATGCCGCATACGATGTTTGTAGAAGTCGATCTCTATGAGGTGCGTCAAGGCGTCTGGCAATTGCTGTTCAACGACACTTACGACCTAACTCCGCTCACCTACGCCGATAACGAAAACAGCGAAGCGCATGGTCGGACGATCACGGGCCAGCAACACTTGAATGCGACTGTCGTGAGCCTGCTCCTGTACGGGAAACTCGCTGGCTATAACTGGACGAATGTTCTGAATGTGCAGACCGGCAAGACATGCGGGGCTGATGTTGAATTCGCGACAAAGGCCGACGCCATGCTCTTTAAACTGGCTTACTCCCGGCCCTAGACCGGCGGCTGTATGCGACAAAAACAGCGGCTGCACCAAGGTCTAGAAAGAACCAAATCCCACGGGTCAAATGCACTTCGAATATCGGGTTGAACAGAGCGGCCATGCACGCGAATATCCATGCCCATCCAGACATCGATTTAGCGCTGTCCCACTCGATAAAAACAAGCCAAGCGCAGGCGAATGCTATGATGACACGAAGGAAAGTGTAATAGCCGTAAGGTAGGGGAAGGACCGCTATCACGAGCAGCGCGACGGGAATGAAAATCAAATTACTCGGGAAGCTGCGCATTCATTTTCTCTTTGCGAATTCGCGGGCGGTTGATGGATCAATGTATTGAGCGTGGAAGAAAAGGCAAATGCGAATCCAGCGGGCGGCGCTCAGGGCCGGACAGCACTTCTATCTTAGGTATGTGACTGGTCATAATGGGCACATTACTCCTAACACTTAACAAGTGGGAGATCGTGTCCGGGGATTTAGGGGGGCACTACAATCCTGCTTTAGCCTACGAGAGTGGGAAGAACGGGACAGTGTGTTGGATATCCTCAGGCAAGAGGCCAGAAGTGTCGGGATAGACAATAAGGAGCGTCGCAATTGCCTGTCTGTAGAAGACCATATGAATTGTTATATTGGAATCTTCGACCTCGGAACTCCGGTACGCGAATTGATCGAACACATGCTTTTGGCCCATTCGCAGGGTCTTCTCCGGGCCAAGGTGAGACATCATTCCTTCGGGAAATCCGTCAACAATTGCATCGAAGTTACTGTAATGCTCTACAAAAAGAAGAGCGCCATGAGGGACAACGCTGCCAGTCAATTCGAAATGGAGCGCCATTGCCATCTTACGGGAGAAAGCATCGAGAGCGTCGGTTACGATGGGGCCGCCAAAGTTCACAAAGTTCCAGTTCGGAAGTTTAAAGGCTGCTATGCCAGCGCGTTGTAGGACCGAAAGTTGGTCAACCTTCATTTCGGCCAGAATGCCGGGATTGTTACGCTCGGCTGAGCGGGCTAATTGCCGAAAGGCGTCGATCTGAGCCTGTGATTCAGGTCCGGGAAAAACTCGCGTTATCATCGCCATGATAGGTTCAATCCGGCGAGTAGAGTTTTGACACGGCTGACAAGAAGGAAACTCAAGCCCTTGCGGTCGCCACTTGTCATCGAACAGGATTCTTGATGGCATGTGTTCGACACTCGTTGTAGCGGCTTCTCCACCACAGAAAGCACAGTTAGGGTGGCGAGCCTTCATCGTTTGTAGTCGGTTGCGCGACTGCCCCATATTTCGCTTCCACGAATCTAACGCAAAGGTATAGTTGTTTCGTCTAATACTACCGGGAACAAGGGCTTCATTGAAAGATGAGAATAGGTTTAGTCGTGCTTTTCACGGCGCTATCCACAGTAAGCCATGCGCAATCGAGCGCTTGGGACAGAAACGACATGTTCGGCAACTACTATAAATGCTCCAGTGAAAGCGTTGTCGAGATGACGTTAGACAAAGCAGCGGGAAAATGGCAACCGCAAAAATTACCTCAAAAAAGAAATTATAACATCGACGTGGTTTCTGTCGCTCCAGAGGACCCCAGACTATTAGCGATAGCAAGCCAGTACAGGGTTAAATCTTGGAACAAAGGTGAAGAGAGTAGGTCATGCCTACAACTCTGGAATACGACCGCCCACGAATATAACACCGTGACAATAGAGAGAAACGGCCAGTTAGACTGCTCCATGGAAGGCGATGGGGGAGCGGTAGAACAATGGTCGATTAACCTAAAAACTGGACGCTATGTTCGAACACGGGATGACGGCTTCATCAAAGGTGAAGATGGTCTAGTCGCAGGGCCGCAACTAGAAATTGGTTACTGTAAGGCTCAATGAAATTGCAGAAGAAGGTCTGGCATTTCTTACGCTGGCCGCTTGCTCTCTCTGGCGGTTTGCTTGGCGGGGTGCTGCTCTGTGCGGTCTACATCAAGGCTCAATACAATTTGCCAGAAGGACCGACGCCGATGAAAGCATTCCTAGAGGACAGCGGACTAAACTTGTTGGGTGATACCATTGCAGGCTTCCTCGGTCTCGCAACGTTCGTCGTCGTCTTGATCACCTACTTTGCACAAAGGACTTTGGCGAAACAGACAATTGAAGAGATGAAGCAACAGAACCGCCTGAGCGCGGATATTGCCAATGCAAATTACCAGATGGCTTTGTTTGATAAGCGGCGGAAAGCCTTCGAACACTTTATCGATGCACGCATGAGGTACATAGCAAACAGCGGAAAAGACCTTGGAGTAATCGAAGCGTTGGAGAACGCCCTGAGTGAGGCAAAATTCGTTTACGATCAGGAGATGAACCGCTACTTGCTAGGGCTGTCGCAATCAGCCTCCACATTGCATATGATGGCAGTACGACATGAAGCTCGGAAGAAAGACTTTAACTTTGGCGCGCTTCATGCAAGTGAACAACAGCAATTCGAGGAAGAGTTCGAGCAGTTCGAAAAGGCGTCCCAACGAATGTTCAAGGAACTGTTCGATCAGAAAATAATGGAAATGTTTTATAAGCGCCTAAAACTACCAGAAGAAATTGTCGTCTTCGATGAAACAGCGACAAAACAGTGACGCTGCGCACGAGCCACCCATTACTCAGACTTCACATAATTGGCACGATATCAGCCAGCCCGCCCGTAATGGCGCGGATAATCCAGCGGGCCGTTATTCTTAGCCATCCACGTCAAAGGGCAACCGAAAAGATCGCTCGCCCTTTTGTTTTTTCGGCAGCAGACATTCGACAGTAATCCAATGTCAGAGGCTGCAATGCAACCAACACAACCACAACAGTTTGTCGCTTACTATCGCGTTTCCACGGCCAAGCAAGGCGCAGATGGATTGGGCATAGAAGCCCAGCGAGCAGCCGTTAAAGCGTTCGCCCAGGGCAACGTGATCGCGGAGTTCACAGAGGTCGAGAGCGGTGGAAAGAACAATCGCCCGCAGATCGCCATGGCACTCGATTACGCCCGCCAACATAAAGCTACGCTGCTTATTGCCAAGATGGACCGGCTCTCACGTAACAGCGCGTTCATCAACAATCTGTTGGAAGCAGGCGTTGACTTCCTCGCAGTTGATCAGCCGCACGCCACTCCATTGACGATCCGAATACTCGCTGCTGTCGCGCAAGAGGAACGCGAGCAGATCAGCAAGCGGGTGAAGGCTGCGCTGGCAGTTGCCAAGGATAGGGGTGTCAAACTAGGCGGCGCTCATCACACCAAACAGGACAAAGCCGACACCTTTGCGGAATCGCTTCAGGAAGTCCTTCAGACGCTCATGGACAGCGGCACTGACACTCCGGCAGCAATTGCTAAGGCGCTTAACGCACGCGGCGTAACGACGCCACGCGGCGCCAGATGGGGAGCCGGACAGGTAGTGCGGCTTTTAAACCGCCTTTCCTAGCGTCGATTACCTGTTGTTTCAGGAGTGCGTCTTGATGACGCTGGTGAAGTATGTACCAGAGAAGTGACCCCACAGAAGTCATAAAACCGCCCAGCCACATGCCCCATTTGTACAGTCTAGTATCGTCTTCTTTTTGCAGTAGATCGAGTTCCGGCTTCATCTCTGCGGAAGCCGCTCCAACTCCCGTTTTCGCTAACTGAAGCACATCGATTGTGATTTCTGCAGTACGATCGGCCCTCAGCGCGGGGCTGAGAGATGTATCGGATGTGACTTGTCGCAATTCTGCAATTTTCTCGTCCATTTTGGCCGTACGCGATTGCCAGTTTTCTTTCGCGAGACGGTCTTCAATAATCGCTATCTCCAGCCGCTTGTTTGCCTCGGTAAAAGACCAACTACAATAGATGAGCAACGCTACGCCTAGAAAGGTAAGAAACTTGTAGAGGTTATCGGTCGGAGCGTTAGGTATCATGTCACTGCCTGATCTTTGAAATCTTAGGTTGCCCTGAATAATCAACGGCTATTGATAAGACAACAGCAGACGCAATGCAGCGCTGCACAATAGATCGAAGGATTAACAAAATGACAAACGCACTGGAAACTCTCAAGTCGGCAGCAACGACCGGTCATGTTGGTGGGCAGAACCCCGTAGATATCTTCTACACAAAACTACAGACACAGATCGACTACGCGGGTCAGGTGAAAGAGGGCAAGACGATCAACACGCGGTCGCTGTGGTTCCGCAAAGACGGCGCTGGCTACATCGTCAGGATCGGTCGGAATGCTTTCGAAATCGCCGGTAGCAAATTGTTTCGCGCTGCTGATCTTGATGGCGTGACGACGATCCTGAAAGCTGCGAAGGAAGCCATTCAAGCGGACAAGAAACTGCAAGACGCAATCGCGATCCACTCCATGGAGCGAAGCGAGCGCTTGAAGGTTGGTCGTGCGAAGGGCAAGGCCGCTAAGCAGAAGTAATTAACAAGTCCGCTTGCGCAATCGGACGAAGCCCGCTGGAAACGGCGGGCTTTTCCATGTCCTCAACAGGCCAGGTGTATTAGCAGCGCCCGCGCATCAGAGGGTCCTTAGGAGCGCCGTCTGCGCGTTTCTACGCGTTCAGCGCATCAGCGCAGCGCAACGGAAAGAACGCGCTGTATGAGCCTCCTAAGGCTGGCTATCTACTCGGTCCTTTATGCACCACCGGCTTCCACACAATCTGTTGCGGCTGTCTGTCAAAGCCATAGGGTTCCAAGTAGACCTCGCACGTGCCGGGGTCGCATTGCGTGCATCTAAACTTGACCGTGCGGTAGTCTTTAAATTTGCCCAGGTGGCTTGAAAGATCATGCGCGAATGCCTTGGCAGTCCGACCGCATTGTTTGCAGCGACCAATTACCATCATGCGCCGACTTGCAGCATATCCAAGGGTTCTATCCGGCATGGCCCATGATAGAACATATCAGGAACATCGCGCAAGACGCCTCTGACTCATCCACAGGCCCACCACCCCCTATGAGCCTGCTAAAATCTGTAACAGGTGAGAAACCAATTTTGATACGGAATCGCAATGTTTCATGGAGATGGCCCCGGTCCAACCGGGGCTATCACCTCAACAGTGTTTTAGTTTGAACACCATCGCCTGATTACATTGGCAGCCTGGTTCAGACGATGATATCGCGGTCTTGGAAATTCTTCACGAACGCTGCGGCACCCTCAGGCGTGTCAAAACCTACGACGGCGTAACAGCGCAAACCTGAAATGGTGTCGTTCGCCTCAGCGTCACCTACCAAAAAGTCCATCGCCAGGGTCGCTTCACTCATGACTTCATCTTGGTTCGCGCCTGTGGCCGCGTCCAGACAGGACGCCCAATAGTCGCGTCCAATCTCCGAAATATCGTAAGCGAGCAGGTGCTTGGTCTGCGCAGCCATGGTCAGCGTTTTGAACTCGCGTAGGTTCTCCGCCCGCGCTTCTGGCGAAAGGTCTAGCACGACATAAGGTTCATCGGCACGACAACGAACGTGGCCGCACAGGTTGGGAAGCTCGTCAATGCTCTTGAGCGCTGCGGCGAAAGCGAAGCCCGGCTCGACGGGCGTGCGAAAATAGTATGCCAAGATGTATTCCTTCTTCTGGTGGCTTTAAAAACGGGAAAAGTTTCGGTGAGGTGAATGCCCGGACAGATCCAGGCATCCTCATGATCAGGGTTTCGGGCTTTGCAGCTTCCAGAGCATCAGGTTGATGTTTGGATCAGCGTGCCAAGCCATGAGAGCCTGTAAGTAGTAATTGCGTTCCGCCATGCAGCTTGCCATCGCGTCCTCATCCGCTTTGATGGTGGCGTTCCATTTGACCGGATCGATACCGCCGGGACCATTAAGCGAACGCAACTTCTCCTGGCTTTCTTCTGTGATGCGCAAGACTTCGGCGCTTGCATCGAGGTACTTCTTCAGCACCACTTCTACGGGCGTGTTGTTCATTTCTTCCTCTTTTTCTTGCTCGTGTCGGGAGCGTTCTTGAAGGCGGCCCAGGAGATTTTAGGTTTGACCTTGCGCACCCGCTTGGACTTTTCATTTTTGGGGATCGGCTTGAAGGCGCCGTGGCTGATCTTCATGGCTGCGCCACCTCAAAACCGGAATATTCATCAGGGGTCGTGGTCAGCTTTAGGACCGTTACGAAATCTGTCAGACCTGTGCCCATGGTGATCCGGGGGAGATACTCGTAGTGAGCCTCCTCGATTCCCTCGTCATTCACCCGCTTTCGATACTCCAAAAGCAGACGAAATGAATTTTCCTCGTCAGTCACCTCAATGATGTCTGCTACAGGATGGAACTTTACTTTGAGATCGAATCCGGTGTCACAGCAGCGGCAAGCGTGGAATTCCTCGTGGGAAAGGAAATCCTCATCAAGTTGAGAGTGTTTCCTTTGGATCAGGATTTCTTGAAGGTCTGGATCATCGCTCACGCTCTCGACGTTGTAGACTAGTGGTGCGATATGCCAGCCAATGTCATAGTCGTAGATCGCGGTTACGACGTGAACCGTTAGTTGCTCAGGGTCCATTGAAGTTTCCTGTTACTGAAAAAATAGGAAGCCGATCAGGCCGAACTAAACCGGCCCGATGCGTTATCGGGAAGCGCGTTTGATCGAGGCCAATACGTTCAATTCAGCTGTCACGCGGGTGCGGCCATCGCCCGAAACGCAGTGCGGCGTTACTCCGACAAATTCGCCCTTCACGTACAATCGAAGGTGACGCTTGCCGCGTCTGATGCTGTAGTCACCAGACGCTTCAAGTGCCGCCATGATCCGCTTGGGAACATGATGCCTAGGGGTCATCGGCTGAGCTTGCTCAGACCTCGGTAGAAGACTTTTGCCATTACTCTGCCCATCCGCGGATCATTGCGAGGTACGCGAATGGTGTCAGCCGCTCGATGTCGGCTTCGGCCCAGGCGTCGAGAAAGTCTCTTGAGAATGGGAGAAAGCGAGCGCTTCCAGCCGCGTTGTCCATGCAGAAAACGCCTTCTTCATCCCCGCTTCGGTGCGCTGCCGCCACGATGGGCGGAGTAGCGCGACCTTCGGCAATCGCGATGCGCTCCTTGTTCATCTGTGCCTGATGATTGTCGAAGCAGTGGAACGAGCCGTCCTCAAGTCGTTCCCAACGGAGAACCACGTCGTCGTTGAGAAGCACATGATAACCATCGGCGTGAGGTGCGAGCGTCAACTGATCAGCGTCACGAAACAAGTCCTTGATCGCCGCTTCTGTGGCAGCAAGCCACGAACTGAACGGGATCTGCTGCGGAGCCGTCAAGACTCCGTTGATTGTCTCAGGAAGCCACCCGTGGTTCTGAAAAACATAGCGCTTGTTAGACCAAAGGTGCGCACTGCCACAAAACAGCGGCGCATCAGGTGAAGATGTCGGGGTTTTGCCCCACGTAAACACGTGGATATCGTTGACGTTAACGCCAAACGACGAGTTTTGTACGCCGCGGAACGTAGACGAGATGGGGGTGAGGGTAGTTTTGAGGACGATTGACATCCTAGACTCCATGCACGCGACCGATCACCGGGGCGATATTGCCAGCGGTGCAACTCGGTCTCCGGCTGGTCAGCAGCGCGGCGGTCGCTTTGAGTTGGTGGGCACCAGCAAAATCGAATTGCAGTCGGTTTAAAGCCGATCACCAGAGAGCCCTGTAACGACGGCATGGAGATGCGTCGTTGAGGCGTTAATAGCCGCACTTCTCCGATTTCTCAATATAAAAATTAGTGCATTAGGAAATTATGGTTAACTCGGGCGAATAGCCGTACCGATTACTTGCGCATCAGCTGGCGTTACATCGATGATCTGCGCCTGTAGCGCTTTGCGTGCGCGGGCTGCATCCGCAAGAATATCGGCCATGTGCGTGACCTGCACATCAACATCAACCTTTTGCGCAGCCTTGCTGACGAACGGTGCCAAGAACATGTCGGTTGCTTTCAACCGCACCATTTCATTCGTGCTGTTCATCATCAAGTCGTATGCGACCTGCACCGCTTCAAGCGTTTTCGCCTGCAAGGCTTCTTTGATCTCGTCCGGTACGGGTGGTCTGCCCTTGGGATTGCCGCTCTGCCCCGGCTTGAATTTCTTTCTTTCCAGGGTGGCCTTTTGTGCTTCGCTGAGTACGCGCTTCGCCATTACGCCTCCATCTCATGACCGCCGAGCAGGGCGATGAACTTCCGGCCATCGTCATCGTAGGTAAAGTTGATCGTGAAAGATTTCGGGCTTGTCTGCTCGAATGTGTAATCGCTTCCGATTTCAACCGTGATCCACGTCCCGAACCGCTTCTCGATCCACTGCGCAGTTGCTTCATCGGCTGGAATACCGGGATTGATCTTAAGGTATTCTGTCAGACCGTTCTCGCCGCGCTTATGGCCTTCTGCGATGTCGTATTGAATTTTCATGGGTGTTCTCCGTGCTTCTCATATTTAGCCGGAGGGAGCGTTTGAGCGCTCAAAATGGGAGGGGAAAATAAATAGCCGGACTTAAACAGCCGGTAGACCACACATGAACCTCAACAAAGAGGAACAGAAGCAATTTGCGGAGCTGCTACAGCAGTTTCACCAAGACATCGAATTCTTCGCGATCACGCTATTCGGACAGGATAACGCGCTTCGTCCCAAGCAGATCGAGTTCTGCAACGCCTTTCGCAATAACAAGCGTATCACCTTCAAAGGCGGCGTCGGCTTCGGCAAGACACGAGCGCTGGCGATCCTCGTTTGGTGGAGCCTCTTCACGCACGATCAGGTGCAGGTCACGATCTTTGGACCGAACGAAGGTCAGATCAAGTCGGGTATCTGGAAGGAACTGCAAATCCTTCATTCCAAGATGCACCCCGTCTGGAAAGACCTGTGGGACGTAACAGCGACCCGTATTCAACGAACCAAAAACTCCGCTGACTGCTTTGCCGAGTTTCGCCTTGCCAACAAGGACAACGTTTCGTCCGCACGCGGTATTCACCAGATCAACAACTTCGTCTTCGTTGACGAAGCCACAGGTGTTCCCGACGAAATCTACACGGAAGCGCTCGTAAACGTGCTTCGCGATCCCAACGGCAAACTGTGCCTGATCTCCAACCCATCGACGACCAGCGGTTACTTCTGGGAGACATGGAACGGCAACATCGCCCCGATGTGGGCGAAGGTGCATGGTCGCATGACAGACGCGCCCCATGTCACAGATGAAGACCTGAAAGCCGCTGAAATCGAATACGGCGGCAAGTTCTCCCGCGAGTATCGCATCCTCGTCCTTGGCGAGTTCCCGCTAAGCGACGTAGACGGCCTTATTCCTCGCAATCTCGTTGAGCAGGCCATCGAAAACGAGGCTGCTGTACCGTCGGATCGTCTTCCGATCATTTGGGGGCTTGATCCGGCTGAAGGTGGCGACCGCAGCGTGTTGGTCATCCGACACGACAACAAGGTTCTAGCAGTTCACTCGTGGCGCGGGCTGGAAACCAAGCAACTCGCGATGAAGGTTCGTGATCTCTTCCAGGCCACTCCAAAACAGCAGCGCCCTTTGGCGATCTGCGTTGACGCTATCGGTATCGGCAATGGTGTTTGGAGCGACCTTCAATATATGGGCTTGCCGGCGAAGAAGGTCATCGTTTCGTCAAGTCCCACGCGCCGCGCCGACTTTTACAGCCGCTTGCGCGATCAGCTTTGGTGGGAGTGCAAGGAATGGTTCGCCACCGAAAACGTCTGCATCCCCAACAATGAAGACCTCATCAAAGAACTGCTGCTCCCAAATTACGAGAGCGACAGCGGCAAGATCAAAGTCGAGAAGAAGTCGGACATGAAGAAGCGCTTCAAGGGCGTTTCTCCTGACCACGCGGACGCGCTTTGCCTGACCTTCGCGATCAGCCCGACGAGATACGCCAGCAAGTACGAATGGACGCCTCCGGTCGATCTTCGCCAGTACGAGTGACGGAAACGCACCTCGCAATAAATACGGGACAATCAATAAAAATAAGAACGACGGGTTGCACCGTCGCGAAAGGCCCGATGGCGAAAATCACCAAGATTAAGAAATTTGATGAAGACGCGATCACTCGCAGCATTGCCTTGGCCCTTAAAGAGGCCGTTGGCGTTTCAGTCACCAATATCGCGAACAAGCAGGAAGAAGCCCTCAAACTTTACATGCGCGAGCCGTTCGCGACGGATAAGGCGGGCGATGGTAAGAGCAAGTGGATCAGCGCAGACGTTCAAGAACGCACGGATTGGGCAACAGCGCAGTTGATCCGCGTCTTTGACAGCCAGAACCAAGTCGTTAGTTTCTGCCCGAACGAGCCGAACGATCAGCCCATTGCTGACCAGATGACAGACGTTTGCAATTTCGTCGTCCGCTCGAAAAACTCCCACGTCGCGATGCTCAGTCCATGGTCCAAGAACGGGTTTCTCACTGGATTCGGTGTTATTACTGTTGAGTTCCGTAGGGAGCGCGAAGAGCTGCGCGAAGAACTTCTAAGAGGTGTGGCCGATGCACAATTGGTGGACCTCGTAGCACAGGAAGAAGCGGGCCAAATCGTCATCGAAGAGCGTGGTGAGCCATATGATGCTCCCACGCAAAAACTCCCAGGATTGCCGGAAGAGTTAAGCGCGATTGCCTCGCAGATGCAGCGAAAAGTCCGCGACATCAAAATCCGTCGTATTCGCGAATTTCCGCAGATGAACATCGTCAATCTCGCTCCGGAAGACTTTATCGTTTCCAAGGACGCGCAGATTGACCAACAGAGCGGCGGCATCAAAGCGAAACTGCAAGGTCATAAGCGCGTAATCAGCCGCGGTGAATTGGTGGAAATGGGCTTTGACGAGAAGAAAGTCGCGTTGATCCCATTAGCCGACGCTGACAACGATGGAATGTCGCTGCAACGCTCCAAGGCAACTGATTACGACGACGGCACTGGCGAAGTTGAAGACGACGTGACCGTTTACGAGGTCTACACGAAGACCGATATCGGAGCGGGTAAGCGTCGTCATTACCGCATGGTGCTTGGTGGCGATCTCGAAAACAAGCCGGTCCTGCTGCACTACGAAGAGGTCAGCAAATTCTATCCATACGCTGCATTCGTGCCGTTCCCGATCCCAAATACTTTGTTTGGTCAGGGCATGGTAGATCGCGTTGGACCCACTCAGCGTCTTGTATCTCAGATCACTCGTGCGCAGCATGACAACCTGAACAAGTCGGTCAATCCGATCACTGTCTACAATCCAGACCTTGTTCGTGCCGACGACCTTTTGAACATTCACGCTGGTAAAGCAATTCGCAGCGAAGACCCAAGCGCGGGCATTTCGTGGGTGCAGCATCCGTTTACGGCGATGCAGGCGCAGCCGCTGCTCGAAAGCCTCAAGCAGGATCTCGATTACACGACCGGCGTAGGTGGTGCTTTGGCATCGGTTAACGCATCTGACCTGCAGAACACGACTGCGACGGCGAACGCGCAACGCGCAAGCAGCCAGCAGATGCTTGTGGAGCAAGTGTGCCGCGAGTTCGCTGACACCGGCTATCGCTACCTGTTCCGCATCATCATCGACCAGTTCCAGCAGAACCCCGAAGACGCGGAAATCTACATTCGCCGTCTGACAGGCTCTTACACGCCGATCCAGATTGACATGTGGGACGCTGATATGGACGTAACCGCGAACGTTGCGTTCGGCGTCACCGACAAGATCGGCAACTCTGCAAACCTTCAACAGGTATTGGCGCTGCAAACGCAGTTTCAGCCGATGGGACTTGCAAACCCTCAGACGCTTTACACGACAGCGACAAAGATTGCAGAGAACGCGGGCTTCAAAAATGCGCAGGCTTTCTTTGTTGATCCATCGACATTGCCACCACAGCCACCGTCTCCACCTCCACCGGACCCGAATAGCGCGTTGATCGAGCAGATGCGTATCAAGGGCGAATTGGATGCTGCTGCCAAGCAGAAGGAATACGAATTCCAGTGGAACAAGTTGCGCATGGAAGACGACCTAAAACGCGATCAGATGGCGCAGGATTTGGAAATTAAGCGTGCCGAGATCGAGGCAAAATACCAGGCCCAGGTCAACATCGCACGTATTCAGCAAGAGCAAGCACGCGAGCGCAACGATCTAGATTTTGCGGTCGCGGCGAATGAGGCGCAGACGCAGATTAAAGAGGCTCAGCAGCAGCAAGCGCAGCAGGAGCAAGCAGCGGCAGCACAAGCTGCGCAGCAGCAGGCAATGATGTCTCCACAGGCTCCGCAGATGCCTCCACAGTTTTAAGGAGTAAGCAGTGAACCAAGAAATTATCACACGCGGTCAGAACGCAAAGCGCGTGCTGGACATGCCGGAATTTCAGATGCTCGCAGACGAAGTGCGAACCGAAATCTTCGACCGCTTCCGCAAGACCAACGTAATGGATCGCGAAGAGCGCGAAGAAACACACCGCATCATGTACGCCTTCGATCTGTTCGTTGCCAAACTAGAAAAGTATGTTTCGAAAGCAGAAGCCGAGATTGCCATAGCAGGCCATGTGCCAGACGCATAAGGGCATCAAGAACAACAGTCCTCAGTAAATACGTTATCACTAACAATTACTGAGGTAATATATGGATACGACCAACACTCCCGTTGAGGGAACTGGTTATTCGGTGGCGGAAGCCGCAACACACATCGAACAATTCTTGGACTCCGACGGAACAACCGAGCAAGTAGATGCTGATAATGAAGCCGACGAGGTTTCAACTACCCTAGAAGCCGACATCGAGGACGACGCGGACACTCTGGAAACAGACCCCGAAGAGATCGACCCCGACGAGGACGAAGGTGACACGGAAGAAGCAGATGTACCAACCGCTGCCGATCCAAACGAAATCGTGTTCGAGCATGACGGACAGCCGATTACTCGTGAGGAGGCAACAAAGGGATATCTACGTCAGTCCGACTACACGAAGAAGATGCAAGAGATTGGATCGCTCCGCAAACAGTGGGTCGTTCAAGAAGTTGAATATCATCAAATTCGTGCTCAATCTGAGCAAACGCTAAACAATCTAGCCGCTCACGTTGCACAGGTATTCGAAATGACCGATTTCGGCCCAGAGCCGGATTGGGAAAGCGAATTCCAGATTGATCCGTACGAAGCCAACTTGAAGCGCATTCGTTGGGAGAAAGACAGGGCAGCATGGCAGCAGAAGCAAGGCGCTCGTGAACAGGCCGTCAAGGCGATTTACGATGCACAGAATGAGGTGGCACGTCAAAACGCGGCTCACCTAGAAGCGAAGCGAAACCACGAAATCATCGAATCTCGTGAAGTGCTTGCAGAGCGTTTGCCCGACGTATTTGGCGATCCAAAAAAGGCCGACGTTCGTCTTTTGGAAATGTCCTCGTTCTTACAGGAACAGGGCTTCAGTCCAGACGAAATTCTGACCGTTACAGACGCTCGCACCATCGCGCTCGCCCATTACGCAATGCTCGGAATGGAAGCAGCAAAGAAGGTCAAAGCAGCGGTTCAGAAGATTGAGGCCAAGCCAGCGATGACAATGCCAGGAACCGTGACCACGCGCACGCCGGTCAAGGATAGCGGCTTTGCCAAGCAGGCACAGAAATACAAGCGAACTGGCGACTTTAACGACGCCGTGAACGCGATCAGCAAACTACTATAAGGAGAAGCCAATAATGGCCGTACTAAAAACCACAGACGTTTCGCACTCTCGCGAAGACCTCGGCAATTTCATTTCGATGATTTCGCCGGAAGAAACACCATTCCGCACTGAAATCGGCAAGACAAAGGCTAGTGGTCGTTACCACGAAACTCTGTCTGATTCCCTTGCGGCTCCAGACAAGAACAACGCAGTTGCAGAAGGTGCAGATGCTGTCGATTCCAACCAATCCGGCCCTGTTCGTCTTGGCAACTACACGCAGATTTTCCAGAAGACAGGTAACGTTTCTGGTTCTCTACAAGCTGTAGAATCCGCTGGCACAAAGAACGAGAAGGCACGTCAGATCGCTAAACTCGGCGCTGAACTCAACCGCGACATTGAAGCGGCTCTTGTGTCGGATAACGCGAGTGTTGGCGGCGCTGTACGCAAACTCGGTGGTGCAGAAGCGTGGATCAAGACCAACGCCGCACACGGCGCAAGCGGTGCGACTGCTGGCTTTACCGGCACACTCGTTGGTGCTGTTACGAAGGGTACAAACCGTACTCTTACGGAAGCAATGTTCAAGAAGATGGTTTCCGACGTTTGGAACGCTGGTGGCGATCCTCGTCTAATCATCGCTCCGGGTTCGTTGAAGGCTGCAATTTCCGGCTTTACCGGCAATGCGACCAAGTACCATGAGGTCAAGGACAAGACGATCTACGCAGGCGTTGATGTTTACGTTTCCGACTTCGGTACTCACACGATCATTCCTCACCGCTACATGAGCGCAACAACGGTTATCGGCTTCGATAAGAGCCTTTGGAACGTTGCTGTATTGCGCGGCGTGTCGAAGACCGACCTTGCAAAGACAGGTGACGCGGATCGCGTGCAGTTGCTCACAGAACTCACGCTTGAGTGCTTGAACGAAGCTGGCAACGGCAAGATCGCTGACGTAACAGCCTAAGTCATAGAAACGGGGGTCTAAACGGCCCCCGTTTTCCAATCGCCAATAATAACAAAAAGACGAGGCGAACAGTGGAAAGCATCCAACTAGAAGCGGGTGATCTCATCACCCATGGTACGTTTCTGTACTACGTAGACGAACTGAAAACAGTCTGGATTACGCGCGAAGGCGACCAGATGTGGGCAACAACAGAGTGGAAGATTGATCCGCTCATTGAGGCCAACAAAGCCGAAGCAAATTCTTTCTCCCGCAGTGGTGGACTTGGCGACTTGCAGAAAGTGGCATCTGTCCCGATGGGTGTTTACCAGAAGTGGGACAAAGACGGCATTGTTGAAGACAAACATGCATTTGCTCGTCGCCTGAACAATGCGGATTACGCTGCTTTCCGCACAAACGATCTGAGGGTCTGACGATGGCCCTACAAACCTACAATGAAATCCTGACAGCTGTTGGCGATTACATCATGCGACCGGATGCACCGATTGCAAGTTTCATCGCGCTTGGTCAGGCCGATGTCGCACCCTTCATCAAGCACTACCAGCAAGAAACTACTGTCACACTCACAACGGCTGACAACGCGGTAGCTTTGCCGACCGACTTTCAAGAGGCCCGTCGTGTCGTGGTTGATGGCGAACTCGCCATTCCGACGAGCATCTATCGTAAGGACTTCCTGACAGGCTCGATCAATTACTACCAGAGGGGCAAGCAGTTGGTGTTCGTGCCATCAAGCGATACGAGCCGAAGCGTTGAACTTATCTATTACGCTCGCGTCCCATTCATCGACGCGACCCGTCAAAGCAACTGGCTCACCGAAAACGGCTTCTCGTCTGTTATCTTCCACGCAGCGCTTGTCCGCGCCTATCGCTGGATGAAGGACAAGGACAGCGAAGCGCTGGAAAAGACCAGCCTGAACGAGGCGATTGCCAACGTGGTCGCGGATCATAACCGCGCAACAGGCAGCGGCAATCAAGTCGAAATAGACTTCGGAGGGCCATTGTTTTGATCCTCGATAGCGCTCTCGGTCCTTGGCGTCCTGACCTTCCAGACCTTAACAATCCGGGTGTCACAGTCGCCCGCAACGTAACCCCTGGCATCGGCTCTTTTGCCGGCGGTGTGACCTATAACCCGCTCCGTCGTGCCGAATTGTTCTTCGACACCGGCATGGAAAGCCGACCAACAGGCACGGCAGTTGGTCAGGACCAGTTCGGAACGGCCAAGGTGTACGGTGGCTGCGCAAGCAAACTCTACAAACTGTCGCCGCAGACACACGCTTGGACCGATGTAAGCCGCAGCGGCGGCTATTTGAGTGGTGATCGCGAGCGCTGGAACTCGGTCGAGTTTGGTTCGTACCAGATTCTCACAAACTTCAACGATGCGCCTCAATACATCGACATGAACACCGACGATGCGCCGGGGGCAAAGTTTGCGCCGCTTACCTCGCTCGTTCGTGGTCGCTACGTCGGAACGCATAAGGGATATGTGATCCTCGCAAACACGTCCGATCCACTAGACGGCGCTAAACCAAACCGAATCCGATGGAGTGGTCTTGAAACTCCCGCCGATTGGGCTTTCTCAGCGCAGACCGGAGCAGACTTCCAAGACATTCACGGCTACGGCGCGATCCAAGGCATCGTGTGCAATGACAGCGTCTGGATCTACATGCAACGCGCTGTTGTCCAAGGCACCTACATCGGTGCGCCATATGTCTTCCGTTTCGACACCCGCGTTGAGGGCAAAGGCTGCACAATCCCTGAAAGCCTGATCGCGGTAGAGGGCAAGTCGTTCTTCTTTAGCGATGACGGCTTTTACATGCATGAGCGCGGCGACCAGCTCGCGCCAATCGGTATCGGCAAGATCAACAAGCATTTTCTAGAGGACGCCGATCCGGGGTTTTACCAATTCATGAGCGTGGTGGCCGATCCACGCGAAACACTCATCTACTGGTCATACGTGAGTACTCAGTCACCGGATAATACGCCGGATAAGATGCTCATCTACAACTACCAAACAGGGGAATGGTCAGAAGCGCAGTCAACCACAGACTTTCTGTTCGGCGCCCGCACACTGCCTTGGACTATCGACCAGTTGGACATTTACGGCAGCATCGACAATGTGCCTGCGAGTTTCGATGATCCGATGTGGGCCGGTGGTAACTCGATCATGTGGGGCATGGACATGAAGGGCGCGATTTATTCGTTCTCCGGTCCAACGCTTCCAGCAGTGATCGAGACACAGGAACAACATCTCATCAATGCCGTGCGTGCGGTCGATCCTCGTTCAATGGGTGATAGAACGAACGTGCTTGGCGTGCGTCCGCTATTCGAAGGCGCTGGTGGCACTGTTGCGGTTGCAGTTGGATCAAGAAGTCTCAGCAACGGCGACGTGTCTTGGTCGCTGCCATCGACCACTCATCCCGATACGGGCTTTGCCCCGTTTCGATTGCAGGGCCGATTTCATCGCGTTCGACTGCAATTTAATGGTGAATGGCAGAAGGCGTTCGCGCTGCAAATCGACGCGAATTCAGCTGGCTTCCGCTAAATACGGAAACAAGTGAGGTGAAGCGTGCAGAGCATTTACAATCCAGATGACAAGCGACAGGTGCAACAGGTTGTAAATGAACTCGTGCGCCAGTTCGACAACACTGGATCGATAACGCTTGCTCTTTCGAAGACTTCGACCGTGGTCAGCAATCCGAAAATTAGGGTGGATAGCGTGATCGTCTTGCAGCCGAGAAACACGAGCGCAGCATCTATCGCCGCGACGACGTTTGTGAGCAGTAAGGCCGACGGACAGTTTACGATCACCCACCCAAGTTCAACGACGCCTCGTGCGTTCGACTACGTAATTCATGGAGTGTGATGGCAGTTCAGAGGATCGACACCGCAGCGCAATTCGACCTCGAATATCCTCGTGTCCGTGACTGGCTGATCAAAGCACTCAGGCGTCAATTATCCGGTGGCGACGAAGTGGGCCTTTTAGAGGGTCTTCTAGAACGCAGATACCTGCTTTGGACGAGCGCAAATGCAGCCGCAGTAACGCAAATCCTCAACGTCGATGATGTCGATGTTTGTCACCTCTATTTGGTCGGTGGCGCGAAAGCGAACGCGCTGGAAGAGATTCTAAACGGGGCGGATGAAGTTGAGGAATGGGCAAAATCGAAGGGCTGCAAAGGCTTCTATGGCATTGGCAGACCGGGTTGGGAAAACGCACTCGCGCCGCATGGTTTCAAAGTGCAGTCGATCAATTTGTATAAGGAATTTCAATAAGGACATTGCACGATGGCTGCTAAAACACCAAAAGAAACAACAACAAAGACAGAGCCATGGGACGGCGCAAAGCCTTACATCACGAAGTATTTGGCTCAGGCCGATAAACTGTACTCCCAAGGCAAGCCTGAATATTATCAGGGTTCAACTGTAGCAGATCAATCATCAGCCACGAAAGATGCCTTGGCTCAGCAGGAAGCGTTGGCACGTTCTGGTTCTGCCGCGAGCGGCCTAGCCACAGCAAGCAACGCAGTGAACAACATCACATCGGGTGGAGCGTTCAGTTCTCAACCAAACGCCACGCTGTCGCAGTTGCAGAATGGCTTGAACTTGGGAACTAACCCCGCTGCTGCAAACGCTGCAAACCTTGCTGCTGGTGGCAATGGTGGTCCCGGCAACGCAACTCTCATGGCGGGTCAGAACTTCACCAATGCGGCGCTCGGCGCGCAGCAGGCTCAGGCTGGTGCTTTAGCTTCCGGCAACAATCCAGCGATGGATTATCTGAAAGCAACTGCATCCGGTGCCAATGTCGGCAACAACCCGAACTTGGATGCAATGGTCAGCAACCAGCAGACCAAGATCGCAGATACGTTCCGCAATATCACCGCTCCACAGATCGACAGTCAGGCAGCAAGCCTGGGTCGTATGGGATCGGGCGCATATGCACGCCAGCGCAACAATGCGGAAACCACAGCCGCAACGGCAATGGCCGACGTGGCAACGAGCATGTACGGCAACCAATACAACACGGACAAGGATCGCCAATTGTCGGCTGCTGGTCAGTACGGCAACTTCTACAACAGCGATCAGGCCAACCAGATGAACGCAAATGCGAACCTAGCCAACACGAGTGCAAGTCAGCAGGGGTTGCGCAATGACGCCGCTAACGCCGCTAACAGCGCGTATCAGTTCGACAAGAACCTGCAATTGCAGGGAACGAGCCTGCAAAGCGACATTTACAATTCCGGCATCAGCAACCAGCTGCAGAACGGCAATCAGATGCTCAACGCTGCCAACTCGCAGGCCGGTAATCAGGTCGCGCAGGCAAACACGCAACTGGCGGGCGCTGGTATGGCGGGCGATCAGTATGCGAACCAGTACCTTCCATCTGATAAACTGACGCAGATTGGTGCGCAGAAGGACACTCGTAGCCAGGACGTGTTGAACGCTGACATTGCGCGTTGGGACTTCCAGCAGAACCAGCCGCTTTCCAACATCGCGAACATGATCAATCTCGCCAACGGCGGCAACTATTCGAACACGACGACCCCTGTGTATTCGAATAGCAGCAGCCAAGCGTTGGGCGCAATGACTTCACTTATGGGTCTGCTTGCACTTTGCGACGAGCGCACAAAGATCGTCTTCGAATGCGTTGGCAACTTCCCCAACGGCATTCCGATGTACCGCTTTGCCTACAAGGACAAGCCAGAGGAAGTGTTCATTGGCCCGTTGGCTCATGAAGTCGAGGCAGTATTGCCGGATGCTGTGGTTGAAATCGCAGGCGTCAAACACATCATCACAGACACATTAATGGAGGCCGCGTAATGTTCGACCTATTGGAAATCCTCAAGCGTTTCGCCAATCCCGACAATGCTCCGCAAGGCGTGATGGGAACCGCGCAGCAAGCGCAGCCCGCGCCGCAGGAGCAACAGCCTCAGCAGCAAAATCTCTTGTCTCGCTTTATGCCGCAGGATGCAGAGCAGCGTGAAAACATTGGTCAACTGCTGTTGCAAATGGGTCCTGCAATGATGGCCGCTGGTGGCCCAAGCAAAGACCCTATGAACACGTGGAGTGCAATCGGTAAGGGTATGCAAGAAGGCTCCAAGAACTATGCGGAGCAGCGTAAACTTAACGCTGAAATCGGCGCAGCGCGTTTAAAGGCCAGAAGCGATCAAGTGAAACTTCAAGGTGCTGCTGACATGCAGAACTTTGCTGAAAGCATCGGCACAGAGGGCAACAATGGCTACTCCGTAGAGCAGTTGAAGAAGCTGTATCAGAAGTACGTGGCTATGGGCGAGTTTAGCGCTGCAAACACTATCCTTGAGCGCATCCAACGTCTTGATGACGAGCGCGCAAAGGACGGCATGGTTCCTGGTGACGGCGGTTACTTGCTGGCTCCTGGTGTACAAGAAAGCGCAGGCGCGATGGAGCGCAGCAAAGCCGCTGGTCGTGTTCAGGGCGAAGAACAGTACAAGAAGACCGACGACATTCGCGAATACGAACTTTACGAGCAGCAGGAAGCCGCTGCTGGTCGCACGCCACAAGATTTTACAACGTGGTCCCGTCAGAACAAGAAATCTGGCTCAACTCAGGTCACAGTCGGCGGCAATAGCGACAAGTTCAAAGAGAAGTCCGACGAGAACGCCGCAAAGCGTTTTGATGAAATCGCGGGAGCTGGCGCAAGTGCTAATCAGATGGTTGGCGACATGGCTTTGCTTATCGATCTGGGCCGCAAAGTCGAGACTGGTAAGGGTGCGGAATGGAAAGCCGCTATTGGTCCCTATGCGGAAATGGCTGGTGTGAGTGTTGATGGCCTCAACGAAATCCAAGCCTATCAGGCGGTCGTATCGCGTATCGCTCCGAACCTACGTCCAGCGGGTTCAGGTGCAACGTCCGACTTTGATGCAAAGCAGTTCCTGTTGAGCATCCCGAGCATTGGCAACACCCGTGAAGGTAACGAGATCATCGCAAGCACGATGCAATCGGTCGCTCAGAACAAGATCGCTGCTGCCGAAATTGCAAACCGCGTCCAGCGCGGCGAGCTGACTTGGCAGGATGGTGACAAAGAAATCGCGGCACTTCCTAACCCGTACACGAAGTTCAAATCGTTCAAAGCGGGAAGCGATAAACAGAAGAGCGGGAACACTAAGCCAGCGCAAACGACAGACACGGTTAAAGGAAGTGACGGCGTGACCTATCGCTTCAAGGGCGGTGATCGCAACAAGAAAGAGAATTGGGAACCCATTCTATAACCCGCTGAAGCGGAGAGAATAAGAAGCCCGAAAAGGGACGAGGAATATTTGGCCAACTACATCAAATATCGCAACCAAGGCGCAACACGTAATCGACCGCTAGACGAAGACCTGATCAACCGCCTGTCCTATTTGCAGGACATGGGGATTACGATGGAAGTCTTTTCCGGTGGTCAACCATCTAAAGATGAAGGCGGCGCTCGTGTCGGGAGCGTTCGACATGACCACGGCGGCGCAGCCGATGCTTTTTTCTATAAGGACGGTCGTAGGCTGGATTGGGCTAACGAGGAAGATCTACCCGTCTTTCAGGAGATTGTCAGCAAGGGCAAGCAGAACGGCGTAACCGGCTTTGGTGCTGGTCCCGGCTACATGCAAGCAGGCTCCATGCATGTCGGTGGAGGAAGGCCTGGGGTGTGGGGTGCTGATGGCAAGGGCGAGAATGCGCCGGAATGGCTATCCGCCGCATACAATGGCACAAAGTACACGCCTGTTGATCCAGTTGCCGAAGTCGTTGCAGCCGGTCCATCGAAGCCGCCAGATTTGCCGGTCACTCAAGCAGACCCGCAATTGCAGGCGCAAGCGATGGCTAAGCCTGACGAACGCGGTATCGGTCAGAAGATATTCGACCGTGTTCTTGGAACAGAGACACCTGAACAGGGGAAAGCATCGGTTCTCCCAAAACTCCTTCCTGACGAATTCATGGGGGTGAACACGAACAAAGGGCTGAACCTTCTTGGCGCGCTCTCGAAGTCGATGGGCAGCGCCGACGAAACGAATGGTTTGAACCAGCAAGCACAACAGGCTGCACAAGCGGGTCAAGCCCGTCGTGGTCAAGCGCAACCAGTCAAAATTTCGATGATGAGTTCGCAGACTGAAGGCAACAAAGACGATGCCGGTGGGATCGCGCCTCTCGCTAAGATGACACCACAGCAATTGTTGGAACTGCTCAAGAAACAGAAAATGGGAGGTCTCGGTGGCCTCGGAGGATATCGCGTATAATGGCAATGCCTTGGGAAATGAACTGGGACGAACCAGAAAAAGAAAAAGAGAAAACCGTTGATGGTCCTACAGGTGGAATGCCCTGGGAACGCGATTGGTCGACAAAGCAGCAAAGCGAGCCTGAACCTGAACCCGTTTACAGCGGCACATTGTTGCCGCTCAGCAAGGACGCAAACGGCGAAGTGAGTTTCGACAGCAATGCCGGTCTGCTTGGCAGTTTCAAGAAGGCGTTCATGACCCCCGGCGATGCAATGGCCGGCAAGTTTGATCCGGCGAGCGATGAGGGTATCGAACGCGCATTCGAATTTGCGACGACGTTTAGTCCCGCAGGTTTGCAAGGCGCGGTTCCAAAGGGAGCAACAGCCGTAGTTCCTCGCAGCGGTTTTAATCCCGTCAAGAACACGCTCATCGGCAAAGCAGACGACGGCGCGGTGATTGCGCAACGCTTGAAAGACTTTACCGATATCGGCGTGCAGCCAACGACTGGCATGGTTTCAGGCTCCACTCGCGCAGCTGCCAAAGAACACGCTTTGTCGATGACCGGCGCGGGCAAAAACCTTCAAGAGCGCATGGGCGATGCCTTCACGAAACAAGGCGACGAATTCGGCCGCATCGTTGATGGCATTACAAGCCGCACTAATCCCGGCGCAAAAACGACCACCCGCCAAGAACTCGGTGATATGCTTCGCGAGCAGGCTCAAGCGGCCAAGGACGCTGCCTTTGCTCGATCTGAAAGCCTTTACAATGATGTTGGCCGTCTAACCGGCGACAAGGCTGTGACCAGCGATGCAACGAAGGCTTTCAGCAAGTCGCTAGCAGAAACAAAGAAGGGTCTAGGTAAGTCGGAAGCACTCAACCGTGGTCCGCAACTGGATCAGGCAATTCGCCAGACACAAGCGATCGTTGACGACATGGGCAAGGGCATGACCTTCACGAAGCTGAAGGAAGCACGCACCGCTATCAGCCAGATCGCAAACAAGCCCGACGTGGACCCTGTACTTAAAGCGCACCTACGGGGGCTCCGTAACGCGATCACGACGGATATGGAAGCAACTGCACGCGGCGCAGGGGATGACGCTCTGCAAGCGTTCCGTAAGGCGAATAACCATTATCGCCGCACCGTCGATGGTGACACTGGCTTCGGCAAGGGCAGCGCTGTGAACACGCTGATGAATAAGCCGACCCCGGAAGAGGTTTACGGCTATGTCATGGGCACGTCCAAAGAGGGCGGCTCTCGATTGAACGCTGTTCGTCGTCAGATCGAGAAGAGCGAAGACGGCAGAGCAACATGGGACAATCTCACAGGTTCCGTCGTGGAGCGCATGGGCTTGAAGAACGCCGATGACGTTGGCTCCTATGACCCCGGCATGTTTATGCGCAACTGGAAGGCGATGGCGCCGGAAGCAAAGGACGTGTTGTTCAAGGGAACTGGTCGCGCTCAATATCGTGCAGACCTAGATCGTTTGGCACGTATCGCCGACGATATGGCGAAGTACGGCAAGCACAAGAACCACTCCAACACGCAAACCCATAAGACGATGCTTGAGGAAGCAAACCCATTTGATAAGGGCAGCTTGCTTGCGGCGGCATTGGCTGGTCCCAAGGGCTTCGCGCTGGCAGCGGGTGCTAAGGGAGCAAATGCTCTGAGTAAGGGCTACCAAGCGAAGATGCTCTCCGACCCGGAAACTGTTGGTTGGCTCGCAGGCATTCCCCGCGCCCAGGTCGAGAAAGGTGGACTGCGCAATCATGTTGGCGCGCTGGTTGGTATCGCACGCAAAACGCCTGATCCGGTCACACGCACGGCAGTCTACGACTACCTGCGCAGCGTGGGTTATGAGCCTCAAAACGACGATAACAATTAAATACGAGAGGCGGCAACGACCGCTTCTGACACCCAATAAGAATAATAAGAAAGCGGTGATCGCCAATGGTAGATATTAGTGACCCTAAGTGGTCTGAGGTGGATTCAAACAATAACGGTGTCGCGCCCGACGGCATCCAGGGCGGATATCCACCGAATACGGTTGCTCCAATTCTCAGAGCCACACGCGGCGCTGTAAAACGTGCCTATAACAAGATCAACGCCATCTACACGACGACCGGCACGGCAACCGCGCTAGTTCTAACGCTGGCAGCTACGCCGGATGCACTCGTGAAAGGTGAGCGCTATGCGTTCTTCGCTTCGCAGACCAACACAGGGGCGATGACGCTTAACGTGAATGGTCTTGGTGCAAAGTCGATCCTTCAACAGGATGGTGCAGCACTAGCGGCGGGACAAATCGTTTCCGGTTCAGCAGTCGCGGTCATCTACGATGGCACGAACTTCCGCCTTGAAAACTACATTAGCAATCCGAAGTTCACCGGCACAGTTAGCGCAGGTACAGTGTCCGCGACAACCGTAACCGCCACGAATATCACGGCAACACATTCGGGTAACGGCGCTGCACTTACGGACCTCAATGCTTCGAATATTTCGACAGGCACGATTGCAGATGCACGTCTGCCATCAACTCTAACAAGCAAGACGTTCTCGGGACCAATCACTTCAAATGGTGCTGTCCTTATCAACACTGCTTTTCCGGAAGTTCGCCTAACACGAACCGCAGATAATGCTTGGCGCAATGTCGTTGACGCTAATGATGGCTCTTTTGTTGTCCAGCATAGCACCGACGCGTTCGCGGCCAATTTCACTAATTCGCTGGTTTTGACCAAAGCGGGTGAAGCGTTTGTAAACGGCTCAAAGGTGTACACTCAGGGCAATTTGTCGCCTGCGCTCACGGTCACGCAGATGATCGCAGGGAACGGCCTGACTGGAGGCGGTTCATTATCCACCAACCGCACATTTACGCTTGGAACTCCAACAGCAATTTCCGGCTCATCCACCAACAGCGTCACGACAAGCTCCCACACTCACCAATTGCTTCTAACTGCTGCTGATATCAGCGGCGCACTTGGCTATCTTCCGGGTAAAGGCGATGGTGTGCCAATCGGCGGCATGATTATGCTGTATGGCAATGATAGTTCGGCACCCGTTGGCTACTTGCTTGCAAATGGTGCTGCTGTCACTGCGACCTATCCCGATCTCCGCGCGTTCGGTCTTGCTCGTGGATGGGCAGTCAACGCAAGCGGCGATCCGATGCTGCCTGATATGGGTGGCTATTTCGTACGTGGTTGGAGAACAGGACAGACCGTTGACAGCGCTCGTGCATTTGGAACAGTCCAGCAAGACGCATTCCAGAACCACAGACACCCCGCGAACCGAGTTACGAACGCGACCATCTCTGTCCCGGTCAACAACAACCAGTATGGACCTTCACCTTATATTGCGGAGGGCTATCAGAACGTTTCTTGGGGAACGGCTAACGGTCACGGTGCTGATCTACCGGACGGCGCTAACGGCACTCCACGCACCGCCAATGAGACGCGACCAGCTAACGTCACAGTTACATATTGGATCAAGGCTTTCTCTTCCGACCAAACCACCGGAAGCGCGGACCTTACTCAACTCGGTAATGACGTATCGTCTTTGACGATCCGCACCAGTGCTCTTGAGGCAAAAGGGCCATTTTCAAGTGCTGCGCAGACAGTCATTGGTAGCGGTGTTGTCACTGTAGCGCACACGCTGGGCAAGGTTCCCGCATTCATCACACTGGATTTCGTCAACACGCAGGCCGAGGGTGGCTATTCGGTGGGCGATATCGTCAACGTCGCGCCATCACTGCCGGACAACTACGGTGGTCACGGCATAACGGTGTGTAAAACAGCGACAAACGTAATCGTGATCTTCTCGTCAGGTGGCGTTTACCTCAATCAAAAGACGGGCGGTGCGCCATATCTGATGAACCCAACCAGATGGCAGGTAATTGTGAGGGCAGCAGCATGACACAGAGATTTTTTGTAGACATCAACGGCGCATTCGTCGGCAGTTATGACGGGCCAGATGAAAAAATGCCATCCAACTTAATCGAACAGATCGAAGTGCCTTCAGCGCCGGAAGATGGCCGACAGGTTTGGAAGGATGGAGCATGGCTTCCTTATACGCCGCCTCCGATGGTGGCCGTGATCTGGGCGGTCCATCTGTGGGAGCGAATGACACAGGAAGAAGCCGAGGCCGTGGGTGCTGAGATGGAGAGGCAGGACTTTCGAACTCGAATGATCTTCAACAGAGCTGCTTCTTTCAGGTCCGATCATCCTTTATGGCCGGTACTGCAAACGCTTGCTGCTGCTCTGTTCCAACCGGATCGAGTTGCCGCCATTCTCGCGCCGTCCGAATATGTCGCGCAGTAA